CAAGAGTTCTTAGGAGTTTATATTTCTTTATTATTTATATTAATTCTTTAAGAGTTTCTAAGATATTCATATAGATATCTATACCAACAGCCTCACTAGCTGTTGTTTGTTTTGTTAGACAACTAGGAACTACTATGTCCATACCACAGACTATGTTAGAAAAGAAAAGAAAGTACACAGAGAAGCAACAATCTTTCTTAGATGCTATGTATGATTCTAAGACTGGAGATGTTAGACAAGCTATGACAGTAGCTGGTTATGATTCATCAGCTCCCTCTACTTTCTTACTACAATCTTTATCTAGTGAACTAATAGAGATAGCTACACATACGTTAGCTAAGAACGCTCCTAGAGCAGCTAACAAAATAGTAGACATTATGACCAGTGATATGCCCATACCACAGGTTAATCAGAAGTTACAAGCTGCTCAGACTTTGTTAGACAGAGTGGGTGTTGTTAAAGAACAAAAGATGAACGTAGAACATAACGTATCTGGTGGTATCTTTATTATACCTGCTAAAGAAGAGATGACTATAGATGCAGAGACTGCTGAGATAGTAGAATAATATGAGTCTATTAACTAACACTGGTGAACTAAGAGTAAAGCTTAAAGGCTCTACCGTACCGTTTGGATATAAAACAGTAGATGAAGCTCCTGGATACGTTACACCTATAACTAAACAACTAGAAGCTTTAGAAGAAGCTAAGTCTTACGTTAGACAAGGCGCGTTCTCATATAGAGATGCTGCTGGTTGGTTAGAAGCTACTACAGGTAGAAAGGTATCTGCACAAGGTTTACATAAGATGGTGGCTAAAGATGGCTAAAGGAATAACAACTAAAGACATCCCCAAGATTACTATACAGGACTGTAAGGAATTATTTCCTGAGTTAGACATAGATGTTTTAGATGTTAAAGATAATATGGTACTGTGTAAGTTAGATGGTACTCCTCGTAAGAAGAGAGGCTTTAAGAAAGGAGCCCCTCGTAAGTTCTCTAGAGCAAAGGGAGCTGACAAAAAATTAAAAGAGAGTAGAGCTAGAGCAGGTCGTAAGAAGAGTGCTGCTTCTGTTAAGATAAGAAACGCTGAAGATGGTAACGCTATATCTAGTGTTGTTAGTGACGAAGATATTGCTACGTCAATAGGACAAGAGAACGCAACAGTAGCATTTAAACCTAACCCTGGTCCACAGACAGAGTTCTTAGCGGCACCAGAGAAAGATGTACTGTACGGTGGTGCAGCAGGTGGTGGTAAGTCATACGCTATGTTAGTAGACCCTTTACGTTACGCACACAGACCACAACACAGAGCTCTTATACTTAGACGTTCTATGCCTGAACTACGAGAGCTAATTGATAAGTCAAGAGAACTATATCCTAAAGCATTCAAAGGAGCTAAGTTCAAAGAAGTAGATAGGACTTGGAAGTTTCCATCGGGAGCTTCTGTACAGTTCTCTTTCCTAGAGAAGGACGCAGACGTATATAGATATCAAGGACAAGCATATAGTTGGATAGGCTTTGATGAGATAACACATCTACCTACAGAGTTTGCTTGGAACTACTTAGCTTCTAGACTTAGAACTACAGACCCAGAGATACAAACGTATATGAGATGCACAGCTAACCCTGGTGGTGCTGGTGCTCATTGGGTAAAGAAAAGATACATTGAACCTTCACCCGCTAACGAATCATTCATTGGTCAGGATGAAGTAAGTAGGAAGTTTATTCCTGCTTTGTTAGATGACAACCCTTATCTATCAGGTACAGACTATAAGAAGATGTTAGCATCTCTACCTCCTGTACAACGTAAGCAATTACTAGAGGGTAACTGGGATGTAAACGAAGGTGCAGCCTTTGTAGAGTTTGATACATCTATACACGTTATACCTCCATTTGATATACCACCTAACTGGTCTAGACTTAAAGGTGTTGACTACGGTTATGCAGCAGAGTCAGCAGTTGTATGGGCAGCAGTAGACCCTAGTGATGATACATTAATTATCTATAGAGAGTTATATCAAAAAGGATTAACTGGTGAAGACCTAGCGGAAAGAATGACAGCGTACGAAGAAGGTGACGCGTACTCTATTCCTGGCGTGTTAGACACAGCGGCTTGGAACAGAACTGGCTATACAGGACCTACCATTGGTGAGATACTTGTTAGAGCAGGACATAAACTAAGACCAGCAGATAAGAATAGACTAGCTGGTAAAGTACAGATACACGAAAGACTTAAACAGAATAAGGTAGATGGCAGACCTAAGATGCAAATCTTCAGCAACTGTCCATCTCTTATACGAGAACTACAAACAATCCCTGTTGATAAGACAAGACCTGAGGACGTAGACACTAAAGCTGCAGACCACGCATACGATGCTCTACGTTACTTGATTATGTCTAGACCGCGCTCCACAACGTTTAACGAGATGTTTGAGTTCAAGAGAAACCTTGATACACAGGCAGTAGCGGATGAAATCTTTGGTTACTAAACCTTTCTATGAGTACGTGGATTTCGCGGAACACCTACAGCATCTAAAGGATAACTTGAAAGTTATAAGAGATGAAGGTCTTTCAATCATAGATACGATGCCTAAGATAACAGACGGTAGAAGTAATGACTGGTACTGGTCTCCCCTTAAGCCTGAAGATGAAGACGTTATAGTTAGTGACACTACAGGTCAGTATGCGACTAAGAATAAAGGTATAGCTACACAGACTATTAAACTATGTGAGAGTATAGCTAACGTAGAGGCTTATGCATTCTCTCTCCTTAAAGTAGGTGGACATATTAAACCACATACTCACGACAATAGTTTTGTTACGTGTATGTTAGGATTACAGGTAGAAGATACATCTTATATCATTGCCGATGGAGAACGTAGAGACTTTAAAGAGGGAGAGTTCGTTATCTTTGATTATAGAACACTCCACGAAGTATATAACAAATCCCCATCTGATAGGCTTTTACTGTTAGTCCTTATACCTATCTAAACTAATTTCAAACTATTTACACTTTAGGGGTTGACAAAACCCGTAAACAGGTGTATAATAGTATATACAAGTTTAACTATCTCTTATTATAAATGGCTAAGAAAGAAATACCTTTAAACATTAATGAATCTCAAACGCCATTTGTATCTGCGGATGAGCTCGTACAACCAGAGACTCCTTCAGAAGATGGTTTAAACGCAGTATTTATATCTAACCTAGCGAGGTTAGTCGAAGAAAGATTTGAATCAGCAGAGCGTGGAAGGCGTGACGATGAGAAGCGCTGGTTAGAAGCTTACCACAACTACCGTGGTGTCTATAATAAGAATATCAAGTTCAAAGAGAACGAGAAGTCTAAGGTATTCATTAAGGTTACCAAGACTAAAGTACTAGCTGCTTACGGTCAATTAATAGACGTAGTATTCTCAGGCTCTAATTTACCTATCCAGATTCAAGAGACTATAGTACCTGATGGTATTGCAGAGTACGCACATCTAAATCCACTACAAGAAAAGACTGGCGGTCCTTTAGATGCAGCTCCTGACCTTGAAGGTAACTTAGACTACGCATCTGCTGAAGAAGGTGTAACTGAAGACAACGTAGGTAATTTTAATCCTTATGACGTTGGCTTTGCGGGTGACGGTAATACGTTAGCACCTGGTGCAGTTCAATCAGATACAGACAAGTTCTTAGGTTCTCTAGAAGAAGAGTATCAGAACAAAGAAGGTGAGACAGTTGTTACAGAAGGTCCATCTCGCGCACCTGAGAATCCACAGATTAAACCTGCACAGATAGCTGCCCGTAGAATGGAGAAGTTAATTCACGACCAGATTGAAGAGTCTAATGGTGCAACAGAAATACGTAACGCTATCTTTGAATCTGTACTGTTAGGTACAGGTATTATCAAAGGTCCTTTCAACTTCAACAAGACAGTTCATAAATGGACTACATCAGAACAAGGTGGTAGAGAATATACACCTGAAGATGTAAGAGTACCTAGGCTTGAGTTTGTTAGTGCTTGGGATTTCTATCCTGACCCTAACTCAACATCTATGGATGAAGCTGAGTGGGCTGTACATAGACATAAGTATAATAAGTCACAACTAAGAGCGTTAATGAAACGTCCTTACTTTGATAAGCAGAAGATATCAGAATGTATCAAACAAGGCTACAACTATCAGAAGCGTTCGTTTGAAGATGAGATTAAGTTAGATAACAATTCATCTAGCTTTACAGACACAGAAAGATTTGAAGTGTTAG